TACAGATTCTCACGAGGGAGATGAGTATAACTCCACATCAGTCACGGAGTCATACTTCCTTTGCGATGTAGAGTGCTGTGTAAGAGGAAAGATGTCAGACATCGATGTAAGTTGTGACTGTGTGGGAGACAAGAAGACGGATGCGGCCATTGAAGCCATGCTGATGTTGCAAGGTATCAAGGCCGCTGCTGCATGTGGAAAGGACGCTAAAGCTGATAAGTTGCTTGAAGGACTTCAGGCGATATGTAATAACGAATGTAAAAGCTGTTAAGAAATGAGCTGTAATTCATGTTCAAATATAACACTGCCTGGAGTTCATGGACCTCAAGGACCTGCTGGAACAAATGGTGCGCCTGGTGATGATGGCAATGGAATAGCGTCTATAGCGTGGACTTCAAACTCATCTGGTTCTCCCCAAGGCACTGCGGGTACTACCGATACCTATACTATAACATACGATGATGCAACTACAAATACATTTGTGGTTACTAACGGAGCAAATGGAACTGACGGGGTTGCACTGATATACGCATTGACATCTCCATCGAGTGATGTAACTACATCGGGATACTCTGTTCCTTCTGGTGTTTCGATACCTACCATAGCGGCAGGTATGCTTGACACAAATGAAGATACTATAAGGCTTGAGGGTATCGTTTTTAATGATCACGGTGATGTTAATCAGGGTTTAGAGATATCAATATCCCAACCATCACTTGTTGCCACTCAACTTGGGCTTGGTATATTTGCCCCAGACCTTCTTTATACGGGGGCTTACGGATATAAGTTCTCTGTTGATATTACAAGGGTTTCAAACACATCTGTAAGGATAAAGGCCAGCAATGAGGTCATGACAGATATTGGAGTCGCGAGTTTTATTTACTTATATCCAAGTAACTACATTACTGGATACTTTCCAATAAAAGTAGATGTGGCCAATCAAGTTATATCAGGAACTGATTTAGACGGGGAAGACCTAACCATAGACCTTAAATTGAAGACAAGTAATTCTTCATTTCCGACAAAAATATCTGAGCTTAAAATATTCCTAATTAAGAAACAGTAATGGCAAAGACCTATACATTACCTACATCAGGAACTGTAAGCATACCAGTTGATGCTTCAACAGCATACCCAGACTTTGTTCATGTTGAGAATATAGCGACAGGAACAGTAACACTTGTAGGTCCGCTTGCGATTTCTCCGAGTGGAACCCCTAACACTGGTCAGAAGGTTCTTGTAACATGGAACGCATCAGTAACAACCACTGGTGTTCCTATTACCATTTTCGGTGAAACCGTTCCTGACCAATTATCCACAAAGAACTTTATAGCTGAGTGTATTTATACAGGTGTTGCCTGGGTAGTGAATATACTACCTGATTTTGCGGGAACAGGTATTGTTGATTCACACGAGCTTGCAAATGATGCAGTATCAACGGCCAAGGTTGTAGACGATGCCATTACCAACGCCAAACTCGCCAACATAACAAGAGGAAGTATCAAGGTGGGTGGTGCTTCTGATGCTCCTACAGACCTTGACGCAAAGACATCAGGACAGATACTTGTAGGTGACGGAACAGATGTTGTTTCAGTAGCTGTAAGTGGAGATGCTACTCTTTCTTCGGCAGGAGCATTGACAATTGCAAACAGTGCTGTTACTACGGCTAAAATTGATGATGGTGCAGTGACCCCTACAAAACTGAGCGCATCAGCAAGAAAGTCAATGGTGGCCATTCCAGTTTCGTTTGAGACAGCGGGTGAAATAGGTGTGATAAAATATACTATGTGCTTTGACTGTACAGTAGACGGAATTGAAGCCACGGTAACAAAGGCAGCAGCAATTAGTCCTGCAACGATCATATTCAAAGACCACGGTGGCTCTGTTCTTACAGGTTCTCAGGTTGATATAACAACTGGTCTTGTTTTAGGAAACATCGTGTCAACTACACCGACAGCGAACAACACATTCAGTGCTGGTGAGCAGATAACATTTGAAACAAGTAAGGCAGATCCAGGAAGTGGTAATTGCACAGTGGTATTGTGCCTGACACATGATTAATGGGCTACAGAATAGAAAATAAGGCAACAGAGCTTCTCATCTACGATACGGACGGGAAGAACATCAACTATTACCCAAAGTCTGAGTTGTCTGTTTCTGCAAGTAGTGGCAACATTATCATTACACGTACACAAGGAGAATCCATAACACAGATATTCAGTCAGGAGGCATCTATGATAGATGACCCCTCAGTTAACTCAGTGTATGAACTTGTCACCACGATCAAATCGTACCTGAAATCTAATGGTGGTGATGATATATCAGGAGGATTTGCAGATTACAATGATAATGCTACGTCAGGAACACCGTTAAGTGTAACAGGTGGAGGAGCGGCAGTTGTCCTGACAAATGACACCCTTGGTGCTTATACTAACACACAGTTTTTACCTGAAGGAGTTGACAGACTTTGGGATGCAAGTACGAATAACTTTGATTGGTCAGACCTCAAAGCAGGTGATATGGTTGATATCAGAGCTGACATCAATGTTACAACATCATCATCCAATACAGCTATAGATGTACTTCTTCATCTTGGTGCTGGTGGTGGGGCATACACGATACCTTTCATACAGGATTACAACTTCAAGTCATCTGGAACATATCAGAAGGTAATGTTCAACTCTATTTACATGGGTGATTCGAACACTTTGGATAACGGTGGTCAGTTCAAGATAACAGCAGACGCAAACTGTACGGTCGTAGTGAACGGTTGGTACGTTAGATGTTTAAGAAGAGGAGCGGTATGATATTCAACGAATCGAACATAACGAACAGAACTGTATTGGCGAGGTGTTGCTTTGCCGATATGGTCATTGATATGCTTGAGGCACGTGCCATCGGTGACACTGAAATGTATGAGTGTAAGAAGAGAAAGGCAATGTTCCTGTCGTATGCTATAAACGAAATGTGTACATACATTGACGAAGGAGTTTACACATTGAACCAAAGCGCAGATACAGAGGTTTCCTGTTTTAAGGATTCCATTGCAAAGAAGTTCATTGGACAGATGGATGAACTGTGTGGATGTCCTTGTGGATGTTCAGACGCAAAGATATTGGACGATAATTTACCTAAATACATATAATGGATTACTTAGAAAAAGGAAGCCCAGTAAGGCAGAACATAAGACAGGATGTGTACAATAGCACAAACTTTGTCGGAAGGGTTGACGCTCAGTCGCTTGAGTCAAAAAGCATTTCAACTGAATCACTTGACATCGACTTCACAGACACGCTCAGTTATATTTCTGAAGAGGATTACGGAATAGACAGAGGAAAAACATTTGTTGATGGTTTAGGTTGGTTGCCTGTGCAATTCAATGCTGATACAATCGGATCTGTATTTGAAAATGATGATTTTCTGATTCAGAAGTTATCGTTTGACGGGGAATTTGATACAGGTATGGGTGTTGTTCCTGTGAGTTTATCTGGAGATACACTCAATGTTAAATCAGGAGATTATTCTGGTTCATTTATGAGCAGCGGCATATTAAAAGACCCAGTTGGAAACCTTCGAAACGAATCGCATTTGAATGCTCAAACTGGCAGTGATAACAGATCATACGGCATTGGGACTGCCATCACTTCAGATGGAGGAGAGGGAGTACAGATCATTAAAAAAAATGAGTCGGGAGAAATCATAAGGCTCATTCTTGATGCTAACGCAACTGGTTTTGATTTAGGGAATAATCTTTCAGACAGTACAGCTTCTGTGATAAGAATACAGGATAATAATGGAGACGCGATACTTGAGTTCTTCAATGATTACCTTGTATCAGAGACGATACCAGCACTTGATTACGCAGATGATGCGGCTGCCGCTACAGGAGGAGTACCAGTAGGCGGTATTTATCATAACTCAGGAACCATAAGAATAAGGCTGACATGAAACTGAAAATAGAAAAAATCAAAAGATACGCAGACAATGACCTTGTATTTGAGGTCAGGTTCAATGTCATTGCAAAGGAAGGCGGGCTTATCGCTAACAAAAGAGGCAAGGTCACACTTGAAGGAGACCCTGATTCACCAGACTTCATTCCGTTCAGTGAACTGAAAGAGGACGATGTGAATGCGTGGATACGCGCAGAGGTTGATGTTGACGCTATTGAGACCGAGGTTCAGCAGATACTTGAGGAGAAGAAATCTAAGACAGGGACAGTGATCCTGTCATCATCACTGAATAAAATCTAATAAAAATGGGAAAACTAAGTGTTCACGAAGGTGAGTCTCTTGATAAACTGAGAAAGGTGGTCGGTAACGGGTGTAAGAACCTTACTGGTACTGGTAATTTTACTGGTCTTTCAGCTTATTGTTTCGTTGCTCAGGAAGATACTACGCTTACAACGTTCAATGTTAATGGGGTGGATTCACTTGCTTCGTATGGTCTTAACGGAGCTTCTCTTAAAGCTGGGGCTTATATAGTCGTACCAGAGGGTAGTCAAATAACCGACATTACAATGTCCGCTGGAAGCGTTATCATCTACAATCTCTAAACCGTGCCAGGAGTAGGGTTCATAAGACCAGCAGGGGGAGGTGGAGCAGCAAAAGAGCTTCGACAGGACTACCAACCAGAAGGAAGTCCTGAGACCTTTTACTCGTACATAGGTGCGGCAAATAAAGGTACACTGGAAAGTGCTGAAAAGTGGTTCATCACCCGAATAACTCACTTTCCTAACGGAACAACGGCAACAGCAACAGCCGAAGATGTTGCTTGGACAGACAGACTAACCGTAACATATTCATAAGATGGAAAAGAAATTCTCAACAGTGATTAATCAAGTAGGGTCGGCTTACGTAGCCGTTTTAAACTGCTGGACAATCAATGAAGAAGGTGATCGCGTAACAGTGGATAACAAGACGCTCAACAACCTTGCGGACTATCCAAGTGCTTTAGCTGCGGCAACTGAGTTTTACGATAAAAACAAAGACTGATGGCAACTATAACAAGCGCACAATCGGGTAATTGGTCAGACACGGCTACTTGGGTAGGTGGTGTAGTACCTATTGCAACGGACGATGTGATAATAGCAAATGGTCATCTGGTCAATGCTGATGTTGACATTACCATCAACAAAATATCACTTACATCTGGATATAGTGCCTCGGCACTTGAAGTAACAACTGACAGAACAATCATAGTTACTGATACATTGGACACTAATGGACATCGCGTCCCTGCATGGGCTACTATAACAGTCACTGGAAGCAACTTGACCGTTAGTGTTACTATCGGGAATGATTTGGTAATGGGTTCTTATGAGTCTAACAACCTGATCGTAAAGGGGTCAAACAACAATGTTTCTTTAACCTGCTCAAATATATTACCTCAAGCATCTATTTACAGTGGGGCGGCACTCCTTATACAAGGAACAGATAATGTTGTTGACGTAACTTCTAATATTTACGGTACTGGAATAAGTGGTAACGCTGCATCTGTAGCAATCAATGTAGGCAATACATGTACTTGCAACATTACTGGAATTGTAGAATGCACAAATAGAGATGCTATCAGTGTTACTGGTGATGTGACAATCAACGGAAATGTTATCTGTTCAAGCACCAATAATGTAGTAATAGGTACAGGAACACTGAGAATCTTGTCAAGTGCAGTAAGCCAAACAGGAGATATGAATGCGTTTTACGTTAAACAACTAATACTTGACGATACGGCAGAAATATCTTGGCAAATGAACACAGAAAATCCATCTGTTACAAAAACGCTATACACCGCAAGCCTCTTGACTGGCTACCCATTAGAAGAAGATGTAGAAGATGGCGTGGTATACGGGCCTTCTAATGAGTATGAAGGAACACTTGAACCTGTTATAATAGACACAGCACAACTTGCTTCTGACCTGTTAGATGACATACAGACATCATCACATGTAGTTGCTCAAAGATTAAGAGCAGCAGCAACGGATGACAGCGTAGGTAGTATAGTTACAAGCACATTGGGCGCACCATGAAAGCAGATCACACCGTAATTACCATAATCTACAATCTCTAACCCATGCCAGGAGTAGGATTCATAAGGCCAGCAGGAGGCGGTGGAGCAGGAGGCGGTGCATCCGTTGCCGTTGTATTGGATGACACTACACCGAAGTTAGGTCAGTCAGTTACAATTACAGCAACTGCAACAGGTATAACACCAACATCTTACACGTTCTACCTGCCACAACAAGACGGCAGTTTTGAAACGGTTACGCAAGCTGGTAACACTTATGCTTGGACTGTTTCTAAATACGATGCGTTCACGGTTACGGTAACGGCTACGGATGGAAGTTCAGAAGGTTCGGGAAGTGCAACAGGAACAACTACTGGCGATGTTGATGCGGATGCTTTCATAGCTGCCCACAATACAGCCACAGGCGGCACGATGGACAGCACGATGGAAGCCAACACATTGGGCTTTTTTCTCCGTTTGAAAGGTATTAACACTACTTACAACGAGAATGTCTTTTCGCAGTTATTGGCAGCCAATGCTGAGATTTACCCAATGATTCCTGACGATGTAAGCAATGCAAGCATTTCTGGCTATTCAATCAATGCCATTGACCCGACCCGCAACGCTACAATGGTCGGATTCGTTTCAGGTGATGCAACGGTTAACGGTCTTACAGGTGGGTCAGGAAAGTACATGATAATGAATAACGCGCCTAGTGATTATAGTCAAAATGATATGGGTTTAGATGTTTATCTCAGAACGAGATCGACAACATCTTGTCAAATAGGCACAACCGTTAACGCGTTTACAAGTAGTGATACAGGGGCATTCATTATGAGCTTTGGTTCTGCAAGTGGAAGAATGCGGTGTAAACTTAATAGCGCGTACTTTTTATCGCAAGGTTCATTGGTTGTAGATACAGGATTTATATCTCTACAACGAGATAAATCTGATAGATTTGACGTATGTAATGATGCAGATGTTTCAGAACTTATAGTGCTTCCAAGTTTAGTTCCTGATACAAAGGTTTTTTTCGGTATGGCACTTAACCAAAATGGTTCACCAGCTTATAATACCACAGAATCTGTTTCGATGCTATGCAACAGACCATACTTAGAAGAGAAATCTATATTCACTTTGTTTGAAGCTGTGGATTGGCTACAAACTCAAATCGGTAGAAATGTATAAGATACTATTTTTCGAGCAGTTCGATTGGACGCCTGAGCAAGCAAGCTGGGGCGCGTGGGATATAGCATCACCGTATGCAGATGAAACACACAACGGGTGGATGTTGCCCGATGGTTGGCAGGAACACATGACCGAACGAGGCATAAGCTATATTATGTTAGATGTTCCTGAAGAAGAAACACCATGAAAGCAGACCACACCATAGACGATTGGGGAGTATTCAAGGATGTAGCCCTGAAGTTCTCAGCAAACTTTGCTGACGTAAAGATATGGGCGTTCACGTTCGTAATAACACCACTGTTCGCATTCACTGAGAAGTACCTGTTCGCTGATTGGGAGTTTCTCAAGTGGCTCGTTACGTTCATGATGCTTGACCTTGTAACAGGAATAGCAAAGGCGATCAAGAACAAAGACGCTATCACATCATACGGAATACGAAGGACGGCAGTGAAGGCGTTACAGTACGGAGCGTTCCTGATAGTCATACACGGTCTTGACAGTTTTGAAGTGAAGGGAGAGCAGGTTGAACTGTTCGGATGGATCGTCATATGGGCATACTCGTTCCTAATGGGAACAGAGGGTAAGTCAATACTTGAGAACATTGTAGCACTTGATGACAAGTTTGATGTCTCAGCTTTAATTGAAAAGATAAAAAAGGTATTTGAGAAGTGAAAAGAAAGTGTTTTGTGAAATTGTTCCTATCGAGTGTGACAACAAATGCTTGAAAACTGGAAACTGTTCACATAAGGGAAGAGAGCCTAAAAAGAAAGATAGAAATGGATTGGAGTAAATACCCTAATTTCAGTAAGGAAGAGTTTGACTGCAAGCACACAGGTAAGAATGAAATGAAGCCTGAGTTCATGCAGAAGTTGCAAGAACTTAGAGATGCTTACGGGAAACCTATGTCAATAAGCTCTGGGTTCAGAGATAAGACACATCCAATAGAAGCTAAAAAGAAAAGACCAGGAGCGCACTCCTCTGGGATGGCCGCTGATGTCAGGGTTGATAGAGGAGATGCATACGAATTACTGAAGATCGCTCTTGAACTCGGATTCACAGGAATAGGCATACAACAGAAGGGGTCTGGACGTTTCATCCACCTTGACACGATACCAAATGGTCACGAAGGGTTCGTAAGACCAACAATTTGGAGTTACTGATGCCTGGTCATGGTATCAGAATATTGTGTATTGCATTATCTTTGTTATGCCTGTTGGTGATTTCAATGGGCATTAAAATTGAAAGCCTTAAAACTGAGCTTGACCATGAGCGACATATCAAAACATCTCCTGAAAACGTTCCTGCCTTATCTGATAGCATTCCTACTTGGAGTAATAGTTGCGTGGAAAGGGTGTGGTGACACAAGCGGTAAACCTGTTACCACTATCATCGAAAAGCCAGTACCAGTCATAGAATATGTTGACAGGTGGAAAGAGAAGCCTGTTAGATACGTTGAAACGAAAGTTGTTACCGTACATGATACCGTACAAGTGACCGTGCATGATGTTCGCTTAGATACGTTGTTTTTGATTGATACGTTAAAGATAGTAGAGGCTTGGCTTACTGAAGTTACTAAGTACGACACTACGGCATCTTTTGAAACAGCGGATGTAAGGTTACGATGGCAGAACTACCAAAATGTAAGCGAGAACTTAGTCATTGATTATTTACCCAAGAAAGTGGTAGGTGCAAAATTTGCACTTGGCATACATGGTAATGCTGGTCTGATATCAGACTTTGAGTCAACTTATGTTCCGCTTATGGGGCTTGGTGTTCAGGCAACTGTTAACAAGAATTATTTCAGGATAGACTACGGATTCAATGGAGACCATTATGTTGGTATAGGTGTCGGCAGGAATATTATCTCAAGATAGTTCGTATCTTTGATAGTATGAGAGCATCAACATTCATCTGCACGAACATAGAGGAAATTGAAAGGATCAAAGAGGAAAATGAAAAGCTTAACCTGCCAAGCCCTCAGCCACTACCAAACCCAACTTACGAAGAATCAATAGGTTGGTTTCACATTGAAGATGTTACAAGAGCTTACACAAGGATTGTTAACCGTATGGCGGTGGTGACGCTCCTGTTCTCTGATGGATCATACATGGATGTTAAGATGACCTCTGAAATAGAGGACATGCTAAACCTTGTTTTCAGAAATACTCTTTAACCTGTCCGCCTCTCTCAGGTCTTTGCTTATCATTACTCCTGGGTCTATCTCAAAGTATTTGGAGAAGAATGTTATCTCCACAAGTGATGGATAAATTGCGTGTTCAGAACCCCACTCGTATAACCTTCGTGGTCTGAATTTAAGCCCCATCTCATTTAGCCAACTTAGCATATCCTTTACCTTGAAGCCTTTCTTCTCGCACATGTAAAGGATGTTCTCCTTGAACTGTCTTGCAAGATCTTCAGATTGATCGAATGCCTCCCTTGTCCACAACGGGTTACGGGACTGCATCTTCTCGTACACCTCATCGGTTATCTTGAGTTTGATCTTTTTATATGCCATGCTTAAAGATAATAAAAAGCCCCATCATTACGACAGGGCTTTCTAACTTATTGATAATCAAGTACTTAGAACGGTAAATCATCTTCATCTTCGCCTACCGCTACGGCTACTTGTTTGGTCGCTTTCTTCTCTGTGCCTCCAAGCATGGTTAGGTCACGCACCTTGATGTCCGTATTGTATCGGGTGTTCCCTTCTTTGTCCTCCCACTTTCTTGTGGTAATACTCCCTTCAACATAAAGCTTGTCACCTTTCTTTACATACTTGGTAACAACATCAGCAAGCTTTCCGAACACTACAAGGTTGTGCCATTCTGTGTTTTCCTGTTTCTGTCCGCTCTTATCGGTGTATCTTTCCGATGTTGCCAAAACAAGATTAACTACTTTACCTGACTTGGTTTCTCTTACCTCTGGGTCTTTTCCGATGTTACCCAAAAGAATCACTTTGTTCACTGAACTCATATTACTTGGATTTAATTGATTTACGAATTAGGTTTTCTGTTGCACTGTCGATGTCGTACATTTCAAGTGCCTTTTCAATAGAGCCTTTTGCACTCTCTATCCATCCCAACAGCTTGTTATACTCAGCAGTTCCAGCCACTACTTTCTTCTTTGCTCCTGCCTTCTTCTCAACAGTAGTTGTCTTTCTTGGCTTAGTAGTTGAGTGGTTATTTGTTACGTCAGGATCCTTGTTATCATCGATAAGAAGAAGACCGTTCAGGGCATACTTACGAGCATATGATGATGACGCACCGAAACATTGACCAAGGCTCATTCCTTTTTGATTCGGGTCGATACCTGCCTGAGCTTTAGATGTCACTACAACGTCTGGTTTCTTTGGATCAAAGATGCTTGCAGTGGCTTCAGTGTAAGGTATTCCACAAAGCTCTCCAAGAGAGTCTGTTATGTTAAGAACGAGACCGTGCTTGTCAAGTAGTGGCTTTACCGCCTCAAGGATATCCTCGCAGTTACGGTATTTGTAGCCACCGAATTTATTCACCTGGTTCTTCGGTGACTTGAGTTCTGACTGTAGTTTTACTAACTTTTCCATGTTGCTAAAGTATTACAATTAAATGATATAACCTACTTTTCTGTCAATATTTTCCAACTCAACTCCGATGACAAATTCATCTGGCTTGGTTATCCTGACATCAAGCATCTTAGTGTTGTTGTTCGCTCTTTGGTAGTACCTCATGTACCCATGCCCAGGAAACTCTATCTTCTCTACAGACTCCTTCCTGAACTCGTTCTTTATCTTGTTCTCAAGTTCTCGCTTCTCTTTTTCAAGGTGCTTGATCATTGCCTTAACTGTCTGAAGTCTTTGGGTCTTATCGAGCAGGTCTTCGTTACCCATCATTATCTCCTGTTCCACTTCATGGGTTTCGGACAGGAATGACGAGTAGTGTTCGTTATCGTCAGGCTCAGGTTCAAGCTGCTGGATAACACCCATACAATCTTCGTAACCTTCGTAGTCTTCATCTTCCTTTGCCTGTTCAGCCTTGATGAGAGCCTGTCTTCCTTGTAGTACACGCTTCCAGAAATCAAATGTACGCTCCTCTATCATCTCCACGATAGACTCGTTCCTATGTATGGGAAATACCTTGAAGTTCCTACCGTCAATAAGCATGGCTATCTCGGAGTAATCACACTCCATTATCATCATCTGCTGATGTACCTGTAAAATGTACATGTCAGGAACGCCTTCATACTTCTTGTAGACAAAACCATTCATAGTCTTGATCTCCAACGGACAGTTCTTTGTTGTTACCTCGTTAGAAATCGTTCCGTCATCATTCAGTTTTCTTGAACCCTTTAAAATCACCCTATCGATGTTGCAGTACAAGTGAGGGTACTTTGGGTTCTGAATGAATCCAACGAGTTGACGAGCCTGACGTATGATTCTTCCAGTCTCAAAGTTCTCCATATACCCATCCTCTGTTCCGTCATAGTAACGCCAAAGGTTAGCAACGTATTCCTCTTGATGTATTCCGTGAAACGCTGGAGCTGACATTGACTTGTCTGACTCCATAGTGCCAACCTTCTCGTGGAATAACTGCATGGGAGTTGGTTTGTAAGGACTGAGACCACACACTATGGCCGCAGACGATGCTCCTAACCCATTCTGTCTGTACTCAAACCACTCAGGGGTTCTGTCTTTGATTTTTGTCACCCAGCTTTTCTTCATCTTTCTTTTGTTTTTGTTTTGCTAATTTAATTGGTTAGGTCGTAATCTATTTGAGGACTGAAATTAAAATGGAACTTCTTCATCCGTTTCGTTAGCATACGGAAACCTTGCTTGTTCCATTGCACTTGAGAAACCAGACTCAGGAACAACATAAGCAGTTTTTTCTTCATCAAATGGAGTGTAATCCCCATCATAGAATCTACGTTCAAAAACATCATATGTCAGAATACATTCACCAGTATTACCGTTAATGTTCTTCTTCTTGATCTTCTTGGAGAAAAACTGAGATGTTGTGTCAGATGGATTTGAGTTGTAGTATGGTCGGTGGAACAGAAGTAAGTTATCTGTTTTATTCAGCGTAATAGCACCACCTGCAATATTATACACGCCAGGCGGTCTGTAATCCCCTGTTCGTTCGTCTCTTATTAATGATGAGTTTGGGTGCATGACGATTATCATGTAGATGTTATTCTCAAGTGTAAATTTCTTTTGTACCCTGAAGAACTCTTGAAGATACTGATCATCCCTTATTCTTGAGCTGAAATCTCTAACAAGGGAATTGAATGGGTCTATCAGACATCCATCCACATTCTCCTTCACCATCAATTCTACGAATTTTCTATTGATGTACTCTTGGGTAGGTGATTTTTCGTCAGGATAGATGAAGAAGAAATGCTTGTTTATCTTTTCAGCCGCTTTCCTATACTCATCTTCAGACATCTGATTCTTGTGGTGCTTATGTACGCTCTTTCCAACAAGTGTATGTATAAGCTGATTGTAGAAAGACACTGGAGGGTAATTCTCTGGAGAAAATATAGCCCACTTGTAACCATCACGGATGGACTTGATCAGCATGAGCTGTAGCATCATCTCGGTCTTACCAAAATTGGCAATTCCGAACATAACAGTTATCTCACCTCTACACCATCTCCATCTATCGTCAATGCATGGAAAGTAAGTTGTTTCACCCTCTGTATCTCCTGAATGGAATGAGGATAGCATCTCAGGCATAATGTCATTCAGGTATATAACATCCTCAAGCGGTCCCTCAAGGTTTTCAAGTTCCTCTTCTATGCTTTCCTTGGTAACAGTGCTGATAAGGTGATCATCCTCGGTGAACTGTGCTGTTCCAAAATCAGAAGCATAGTTCCTGTAAACGGAATTGAGTATCACATCCAACTCCTTTACGTGAAAGCTACCACCGCAGAAGTCGTTGATCATAACATCCCTGACCTCATCCTTTACTAATCCGAACCTCAGACATCCACAACAAAGTTTGAATACGAAGTTGTTACGGTTGCCCTCAAAGAATCCTTCACCCTTGTTGACCATCCACTTCTTGAGTCTTTCGTAAACGGTGTTCTGAGTTGTGTTTACGACAGGAACAGCTTCATACGTTTTGACAACGAACCTGTCATACACTTCCCACTTACGGGCAATGTAAATGTTCGGGTCATACGACTCAAAGCAAACCCTGCTGAGATTTCTTCCTGTTTGATCAAGGTCTTTGAAGTCTTCAAGCAGTGCGTCAAAATGCTCAAGATGTTTGTTAGGCTCGGAAACTTCTACCAATGCCTTCACACCGTTACCACTTGGAGATACCCAACATGAAACGACATACTTGTTCTTTTTCAGTTCAGCTATCTTGTCTTTGATGTTGCACTTATCAAAATCCAAGCATATCAGACCAGTGTATGAGATGATGTTGTTGTCGTTCCTGGACTTGAACACACCAGAGAACAGTGGCGATGGAAGTGACTTCTTAACACTATCACGCTCCTTTCCATGAGGAAGTCTTCTTACATGTTCTACCTTATCCCTGCTTTTGCCTTTCTTGATGCGACTGAGAGCCTGACCTACAGTTATCACATGATTGGAGTCCACATCGAACAGACTCTCATAAATACTTATTTCTCTTTCAAACAGTTTTTTCATTACCTTCTTGTTTTCCAAGCATCACCATAAGGCTCGTACTGTACTCTTGCATTCATCACATTCCTGACATACTCATCACCTTCTCCTCTGAGTTCTGCCTCATGCATTGATGTAGGTGAAAGGTCTCGCACAATATTACGAGCCTCAGACATTGGTACAAATATACAACCATCATCTAATTGTATTGTCCTGTCTGTTTTTTTATGATTATTCTTGAACCACGTATTATTAAGAAGACCCTTCCAGTCATCAATCTTAGAACCATCCTTTACAACCCAACCTTTTACGGTGTAATGAGCATAGAATTTTTCTGCAAGAGATTTAGAGTATCCACGCTCCAAAACATAATCTATCACTTCATTTATGCTTGGCGCATTAATATTATTTCTTTCTTTTTTTCCTTCTTTACTTTCTTCCTTTCTTCTTATGTACCCCCCTTGCGTATCCCCTTGCGTATCCTCTTGCGTGGTACTTAGTGTTGTCTCTTGCGTTTCCCTTGCGTTTCCATCATAGTCGTAACTATCGTATTTACAGACAGTTATGAGTGTCGTTGAGTGTTTCCCACTTCCTATTGTTCCTCTCCTTATCAAACCATCTTCCTCAAGCATGTCAAAGAACCTTACAACTGACTTCGTTCCTGTCTTAAAAATGCTTGCCCATGTTCTTATACTGTTAGGTGATTGACCACGTTTCACCTCGTAAGTTTTATACCCTAATGCCATCCTTCTGTCCGAGTAATTTACATCAATGAGTATGGTCAACCACCACTTTAGTTTCTTCTCATCAGACCACAACCAGTGTTCGGTTATGTTTCTGTCAATTTTAATCCATCCCATAAATCATATTATTTCAACAGGTCATCTATCTGATTCTGAATATCCACCTCAACCATGAACCTGGAAGACTCTATTACCATCTTCATTGTCTCCAGCATGGTTATCGCAGAATCTTTCATGTCATCACTTGCCTCTTTATGCTCGGACGATGTTGCTGCCAAAGCAGAGGAAAGCCCCAAGAATATCATCTTCAGTGGCGTTCCATCAAAGTGTTCAGATACTCCCATGAGCATCATTCCGTTAACTGTCTGTGTAAGGATCTCGTCTATTTCTTCTTCTTTCATTGTTCCTGTCTTAAATTAATGTCATCGAATACACCATCCCTCCTGTAAGTAACCAGGATAGGAAGATAATTAGTGTTCCATACTTCTTCGCCTGAAGTGTTCCCTTCTTGGCTCGGTGGTTGCAGAGGATTATTTCGTGTTTCATTCTTCTTCTTTTTCAATTTCGCCCGTTCCATTGCAAGTATCGCAGTCCACATCATAACCACAACCACCACAGCAATCTCCTCTGTATGTTGTGCATTGTCTTGATGTGTCGTTGTACCAAGTACCTTCACCGTTGCAGTCAGGACACTCAATCATTTCAACTTCTTTTGGTTCAACGCAGAATCCACAGGTCTGTTTGTCCTTTTGCTTTTCCGAAGGTAACTCCGAACCTTCATTCTCTTTGGTGTCAAGGCTTTCAGAATGTTTTTCATCTGTCAATTCCGTAGCTGGTTCAACGCAGAATCCGCAGGTCTGTTTGTCCTGTTGAGCTTCATCCCAACCTTGCAAGTATGCTTCTCTGAGTGGCTTCAATCTGTCAACGTCAAACTCTTCAAAAATTGGGTAAAGTTCCAATGCCCTCGCTTCTGCTTGTTCTCTTGTTTTCATTTTATCGTGTCTCCTATGTTATACTTTGATTCGTAATCGCAGAATGAAATCACTCTACCATTGGCAGATTGGTATTCATACCTGCAATAGCTTTCATTACAAGCTCCGCTATTTGGGTTTTTGTAAATAATGATGTAGGGCTTTTGCGGCAATGGTTGTGATTCGCAAGAAACCATAACAACTACCAATATAAATAGTATCTTTTTCATCCCTTGTTTTTAAAAGTTCGTTTTCAATTTGCGGTGTTACACTTTTTGTGTTAAATTAATTGACTAACATACGTTGCAAACATAGGGTCTTTTATATCAATAAGGTCATCTGATTTATTTCTCCAATGCAGTAGTGTTGTTCTGTCCTTATCGAAGAACTCTTTAACCGCACATTCCATACTTGACGTTCTACCATACTTTATCTCAGAAGCTTTATAGATTGCCATTCTCTTCGTTGTATTATCAACACCACGTACTTTATTCTGCTTGACATCATACTTGATCTGGTCACACATGTTTGCTATGTCTGCCTTGATAACATCTACCTCTTGTATGTCTATTGGCTCTGGAATGTATATCTGATTAACTCTGTCTATCAGTACGTCAACGTTCCTGCCATCAACTCCTATCATATCCCTCCATTGATTGAGTATGTCAATTATTGCTTGTTTTTCTTCCTTTTTCATCTGTCTATCTCTATCAGTATTCCGTTATTGTAGAACATCAGGTCTCCGTGTTCAAACATTTCGGAGCCTCGCAAGTTAAGCATTGTCATCGTAAGCTCAAATGCGTGATCATAATTATCCAGCTCCAGTGTTATCTTATTACCGAGACGCTTGAATATCTCAGCGTCAGGATGGTCATTAGCCACCCTTACTATCAATTTAACCTCTCCTTTCATCTATCAGTTTTTTTAGTTGTTCTACTGTTCTTACTCTTATTGACCTTTCATATGGGAATGATGCATGGTCATCGATAGGTCTCTCATCTATCATGTAGTAGACATCGAGCCTGTCATCATCATCATACGCATAAAGCGTAATGTCTCCCATTCTGTACAGAGGGTATTCTCTATTGAACCCCATTTCCTTTAAATCTCTTTCTCTTACCATTTCAGTATATTAATATGTAGTAAATAATCGGTATAACCTGTCCGCCTATGTATATCACATAGAACCAGAACTCAAAACTATCTCTACTTTCCTTGTTCATTCAGTAACCTTTGTACACTTGTTTTGTAATAGAACTTTCCTCTTGATGTTTTGTAACCTGCTTCATTAAGCCTCATGGCTATAGTGCAGTAT